CAATTACTTTAACTCCAAATGGAACTGGAGTTGTAGCTATTGAGGGTTCAATGAACCCGTCTGTATCCTCAACAGGCAAATCATTAATAATGGGATTTTAATAGGAGGAAAATATGGCAAGTGAAGCAATGAAAGTAGCTCTAATTAAAGAGCTCTCAAATAGTGAAGTAGATCTACTGGCGGTAACTGCTGACCACACTTATACGATACTTAATATATCGATTTGTGAAACGGGCGGTAATGACGAAACTTTTGATCTTTATATTCGAGATGGGGCTGGTGCTGATGATTATGAAATCTATTCTGATCAGGCCCTAGCTGCTAATTCAACTTTTGAACATACGACAAGAATTGTTCTTCAAACAACCGATGTGCTTTCAGCTAAATTAGGTAGTACAGGAAATGTTGACATTGTTATTAGTTATTTAGATCAAACGTTATAGGAATATTTATGAGTGGAAAAGTAGGAGACAACCCATATAGAGCCTCGGGAGTGGTTGCGGCTGCTGGTGGAGGTGCGATAAGTTGGTGTACAACAGTTAAAACTACAGGATTTACTGCTGCATCAGGGTCAGGTTATTTAGTAAATACAACTTCAACCGCTTTTACAGCGACCCTTCCATGTGCTCCAACGGAAGGTGATCAAATTTCTTTTGTAGATTTCGCAGGTACATTTGATAGTAATGCTTTAACATTAGGAAGAGGGGGTTTAAAAATTAAAGGAAGCTGTGCTTGTGCAACAGTAGTCACAGACAGAGGAGCCGTCACAATTATTTATACAGGAACTACTCAAGGGTGGATAACAACCAGTCAAGCTAATGACGGGACAATGAAGCAACCTAGTTACGTTACAGCAACGGGTGGAAGTCCTTGTACTGGAGCCATATGTGGAGATTATAAAAGTCATACATTTACATCCACAGGAAATTTATGTGTATCACAAGTAGGGTGTGCCTGTGGTTCAACAACAGTAGATTATTTAGTACTCGCTGGTGGAGGCGGAGGTGGAAAAGGATGTACCCTTAACGATCAAAAAGGTGGAGGAGGCGGTGCAGGTGGATATTTAGCATCTTATCCTAATCCCGCGACAGGAGGTTTTCCTGTTTCAGCTTCATGCTATCCAATTACAATAGGTGCAGGAGGTACTGCTGGTGGTGGACCCGAAGGAGGAACAGGAGGAACGGGGGCTATCTTCTCAACGGATGGAGCAAATACAGTTTTTTCAACAGTAACAAGTTCAGGTGGTGGTAATTCTGGACAAAATGGACCCAGTCCTCCAACTGCTGTTTTTGCAGGAGGAGCTGGTGGCTCAGGCGGTGGTGGCTCTGGATCAGGAACTCCAAACCCAGGCTCAGGAAATTGTCCTGCAAAATCTAGCCCATCTAATCCAGTTCAAGGATTTGATGGTGGTAGTGGTCATGCCGCAAATACTCCAGGCCCTTCAGGTTTAAGTGCTGGTGGAGGTGGTGGCGGTGCTTCTGCTATTGGTGTCAATGGAGCTAGAGGATGTGGCGGAAATGGTGGACCAGGATTTTCAAATACTATAACAGGCTGTGCAGTCCTAAGAGGAGGCGGCGGAGGTGGTGGTGCAGGAGGAGCAGGAGGAACTGGAACTCATGGTGGTGGCGCAGGTTCGGGATGTAATCCATGTACTACTGGATCAGGAGGAACAGCTAATACTGGTGGTGGTGGAGGCGGCGGTGGAAAAGATTCAGGCGGAATAAACGGTTGGAACGGTGGTTCAGGAGTAGTGGTAATAAGATACAAATTTCAATAGAAAATTATGGCACATTTCGCAAAGCTAGGTATAAATGGAAAAGTGATGACAGTTCATGTAGTCAGTGACAAAGATTGTTTAAACACTATTACTGAGAAAGAAGATGAAAAGGTAGGTCAAGAGTACTTGGAAAAAATTCATGGTTGGCCACGACCTTTATGGATACAAACTTCCTACAATACGGGAGGAGGAAAACATCAATTAGGTGGAACTCCTTTTCGTGGAAATTATGCTGGGATCGGTAAGATTTGGGATGAAGATAAACAACTTTTTTATAGTCCGCAACCTTATCCAAGCTGGACATTAAACGAATCAACGGCTATATGGGACCCCCCAACACCTCATCCCAATGACGATAAAATCTATGTCTGGAATGAAGCTACTAAAGCTTGGGACGAAGTTGTAGTCCCTTAATCTTTACAAATACCCTAAATCCTATATATTCTTCTACATGCAGAAGAAAGTATTAAGTGAAATAGACCTTTATATGGATACGGTGCATGTGATTAAAATTGACCGTAACAAAATTAAAAATGATATTTTCAATAGTTTCGCCTTAAATAAAAGATTAAGTGAAAATAAGAAAGACTATAGTTATAAAGATTTTAAAGTTCCTTTTTCTAAACCCTTGCAGTGGCTGCAAGATTATATTAGGGATCATTTTAAGGTGGATTATTATCGAACCTTAATTCCTAAAAAAGAATGGGGAAATATTTATGGTCCTGACGAATC